CTGTTATTGTCAAAGATTCCGCTGAGGAATCCCAGACCATAGCGTCACCAGCCGTATCTGAGTGGAAGGTTACGTCCCCACCATTACCATCGCTACCAACAGTTAAACCTGTTAAAGCACCAACAGAAGTAATTGCCGTTTGAGCGGCTCCAGTAACAGTCGCCGCTGTACCAGAAGCATTACCTGTGACATTACCTGTCAAAGGACCAGAAAAAGCTGTCGCTGTTAAAGTCCCAGTCCCAGCATTATAAGTTAAACCCCCATCGGTCTTAGGAGCAAGGTCACCAGTAGCAGATTCAAACAAAGCTACTGAACACGAAGTGTCAGTAGTGTCAGCTACCGTAATATCAGTAGGGGTAGTAGAAGGAGCAGCAGCCCATTCAGTGTCCCCATCAGCTTGCTTTACAAGGACTTGATTAGTCGAAGCCCCAGCAGCCGTTGTAGATCCGACACCAAGTTTCGTTTCCAACGCAATAATAGCGCCAGAAGCATTGGTATGAACAACATCATGCTCATAACCAGAATCGTCCATCTCCGTAGTAGCACTAGGCGAAGGCTGTTGAGTGGAAGTATCAAGAGAAGTAGGGTAGTTAGTCGCCATACTAAGACACCGTGATAGTTACTGTTAAAGTCCATTCCGAACCAGAAGATTTAGTTCCAAGAGAAGCCACCTTACGATTCAGATTAGTTCCACTATCAGAGTTTCCGTTAGCGATAGACCATTCATTCCAAGCGAAGTTACCTTCCGAAGAACCCCACACAGCTTTCCAAGTCACAGTCTGAGCAGACCGTGAAGGAAAGCTAGTCTCCATGCCTTGATAATCCTTATTTGAAGATGCCTGAAGACCAGTCTGAGCTGCTGACGCAGCAGTAGAACTATCCCCAACACCTATATAACTATTAGCGTTATTAAACGCAGTTCCTCCAGCGCCGATAAGAAGATCCAACAAAAGCTGAATGCCTTCATTTACAAGAAGATTATCCTCAACAGACACTGTGTCGTCTGGAGGAAGACCCAAAGCACGGTCACCAGCTTTGTCCCACTTCTCTACAGTGGACGTAACCGCCCAAGTTTTACTATTAATTAAATCAGGTTCCATAATTCCTCACTATATCACTTGATTCAGGGTGACTGCCATTGCTTGCAATTGATGGCTCCTTGAAAAAACAGCCACCCTGAAAACAAGATGTTTAAGGCTAATCCTTTCTTAGGAAGGAGCAGCCGAAGTTGTATTGGTCTGGCTTTCGTGAGGCTCACGCAAGGTGAGAGCCACGTTAGCTGTGTGACCACCCGAAGTTGTTATGTCATAAGTAGCTTTCATGTACTCCTTATAAACATCCATTCGGATATAAAGTGTTTGACTGTCGTCATCATGAGCGATTGCAGGGCAAGAACCGTACTCAACAGTGTTAGTACCACTGCTGTCGTCTGCACCTTCAAATCTGATTCCACCAGCAGCGAAAGAAGCGTTAGCTCCTATTGCTCCCAATGCAATTTCCATAACGACTGGTCCTGGTTTCCCAACCTGAACCCATCCGGTGTTACCGTCTGCTGCAATTGCTGTATCAGCAAGCAGCACACCACCAGTTGCGTCCTGTACAAGGGTACCTGGACCTACACCAACGTATGATTGCGCCATAATTTACTCCTTAAGCGTTCGTGATGCCGTATTGGCGCACGATTGATAGAGGGTTATAAATAGCAACACCTGGGTAGACTTCAACTCTTCCCATGTGTCCTGGTGCAGCCTCGGTTTCTCCGAAGTCAACTACGTCAAAAGAACCACCAAGTCCAAGAAGACCTGTTACGTTCTCATCTTCGCCGAAGGCGACATAGTAAATGCTTGTTGTGTCAGAAGTTCCGTCTCCAGGATCTTCATCGTATCCCAAGATAGCATTACCATCTTTGTCATCACCAATGATGCGAACTGGAATACCATTCCATTGCATAATCTGACGACCAAAACGGTCATCTCCCACATCTATGAGTGAGAAATAGCCAGCGGAATTACGACCAAGATCAGTCAACTTCCTTCTAACTGTGCGATTCATAAGAATCACATCTGCACTGGACTGACTACGAAGTTCATCGTGAGCTTCATCCATTTTTGCTAATGTGAGGGCTCCACCGCCAGAAGCGTTAAGAACCTTCTGACCTAGTCCCTCATCGATAAGGGCGTTAATACCCTTGAAATCCTTAGCAGTTCCTGTTCCATCGAAAAAATACTTATCGTACGTTCTAGACATGGCTTTAGCGAACTTGGCGTACTGCCTAGCTTTAACTGAAGTTACGTTGCCACGAACACGGACAAGATAATTATCAATGAACACTTCACCACCAAGGATGGCTGTACCAAAATACCGTTCCGTATCTGTGCCATGAGTACGTGAATACGACTCGTTCACATCACGGAAAGCTGGTGCTGGTAAGGTGTTTTCTACCTGTACTTTGAGGGCATTTCCAGAAATAGCCGTCTGAGGCATCATTTCAAGAATCGGAGATTCTTGGATAAGAGTTTCAACAACTCCACGCTTCAGTTGGTCATCACCGTACTTAGCAGCCTCAAGTAGGGTAACACTGCCTGTTGCCATATGTTTACCTTTCCTTTGGTTGTTTAGTGATTAATAATCGAAACCTATTTGCGCTTATTTTCCTTCTGCTCTAGCGCATATTCGATAGCTGCTACTCCACTCAACGTCTCAGGATTTATGATTGAGGTTGGTTGACCAGAAACTGCACCTACTTGCTGTGCTCTAGTAATAGCTTCAGCGTCAGCATGAGTAGGAGCTACTGGTTCAGATCCAAGAAAATCTTGGAGCTGGCTTTCTAGTTCTTCTCCCTCATACCCACGTTTGGCTAACAGGTCCCTCGCCAGCTTTTCCTGCTGAGCCCTTCGATCCTCTTGGATCTCTCTGGCTCGCTGTTCAAGCTGACTTATGTCAACGCCTTTCAAATCAGTTGGCTCAACAAGTGACAAACCGTGCTCTGAAATCACTTCATGTGCTTTCAAGCCGGAGAGTTCACTGGCAAGCAGTTTGTTCTCTTCTAGCGTTTGCTCCAACTTTTGTCGGAGCGCTCCACCCGACATCTGGGAAATTTCATCTTCGTCATCGAATGGCATATGTTTCTCCTTGTCTAGTACGCTTCTGAATCCAAGGGGAATCCAGAAGGATGTATATATCTAAGTATATCTTGACAAGGAGTGTCAAGTGTTAATATGCGGCTCCAGAACCTGATCGTCCTGTTTGACGTAACCTATTACCCTGCATACTTGTAGCGAAACCGCCACCTGCTCGACCTAAAGCCTGCTCAGATTGACGTGCTCTTGTCAAAAGATCAGTTTCCGCTGCCTGATTTAAGAACACTGCTTCTTCAAAATCAGACTGAGTAAAAGCACTCATACCTTGACCCTGCACATTTGTCCTAGACAACATGGCGTTTATCAAGCCTTTTTGACCAGAGTACATTCCATAAGCTTTCAAAGCTTGAGCACGATTAATACCTGCTTCTCTTATAGCTCTTATTCTCTCTAAAGAAGGAGCCACTAAACCTTGTTCAGAGGCAGCACCACCTATAACCGCAAATTGGTAAGCCTCTGCTAATTCATCAAATTCCAACAAAGGATCATTTTCTGTCACATCCCCTATATATAATGCTTCTACAAGAGCTTGCTGTTCATCACCTGATAAAGCATTTATCCTATTCATAGCTCCTTCAGGTAAAACACCTTGAGTTTCTAAACTTGTCAACTGCTCCAAAGTCTGCTCTCTTATTGCATCAGTCCAATTAGCTAACTGTTCTGGGTAACTGTAATTAGCATCCAAAACATTCTGATTGTATTCACTTACAAGATCAGTAGCAGCTTTAGGATCTACAACCGCTTGATACAACATCTCAACAGGAACATCCATATTTGCATACGCTTTAAAAGCAGCTCTAACACCACTGGAAGCGTTGTTGAGATTACGGAAAGTATCTAACCGTTGTGATAACTCTTCTGTGGAAATACCACGTTCCATAAACGCTGCATAATCCAAAGGACTTTCAGTGTTAGGATCAAAAATCAAACGGTCACCTATAGTCCCAGCATCTCTCAACACATTCCTATATTGCCTGACTTGGTCCACATAATCTGCTTCGTCTAAAAACCTCATACGACCTTGCTCATCAGTGATCCCTGGGAAAGCCGCAAGATACTGTGGCGACTGTCTTATCTGAGCGATCATAACATCATCATCAAGATTGTTTTCTATAGCGTCTCTTATCATGTCTTCTAAACCAAGATCTCTAGCCCAAGAAAAATTAACGTTAATCCAGTCGTAGACAGCGTTCCTAGTCTGATCGGGAGTTGTTGGAGTACCGTCAGGATTAGCCGCTGGATTACCATTTTCATCTAAAATCATCGTTTCACCTGTAGAAGTCAAAGTTACGTCTGCCAGAGTTCCACCTCCTCCAAGAAAGTCTTTTAAAGCTTGATGACCTGGATTAACAGCAGCTACATTGTAATCCCTTTGACCTTCTACAACAGCAAAATTAGCAAGTTCTCCATGCTGCATTGCTCTCCATGCGTTCAAACCTTCAGCAGTTCTAACAAAAGCATTTTCACCACCACCAACAAGTGCATCCGCTATGTCTTCCACTTCTTGTATTTTTATTTTGTCTTCACCAGTGCCAAATCTTTGGTTGTACCAATAATCAACAGCTTGATCGTAACCCATAGGATTACCATCTTTATCTGTTGGAGCCTCCCCTCTTTTCTTCATAGCATCTACCTCTGCTTGCATGTCGGCTTTAGTCACATTCATATAAGGATTATTAGCCCATTGTGTTTCTTTAATAGACATAATTTGTTCTTCTACTTCTGTTCTAAAAGCTTCTGCACTTTTACCAGCAGGATCTACATCAATAAAAACATTAGTTCTTTGACCTTCAAACTGAGGAACAAACAACTCACCAGTAATAACATCCCTCTCAACAGCCCCCATATTTGCAGCAATCTGCATCTGATAAGGAGTCCAATTTTCTCTTGGTAATGCATCCATCAGAAAATACCTCCACCACGATTAAACCCAAAAGTGTTACCCACAGCTCTCATCTTGTCCGCTGCAACAGCCTTAGCTTTCTTAGACCTTTTCCAATCATCAGTTTTACGAATCCTTGTTCTAAAAGCTTCCAAACCTTCTCCAGCCTGTAACGCACTCATCACAAGACTATTATTAAAATCACCAGCAGGAACGTCCATTTCAGAATCATACAAAGATACAAAAGGACTAGCCCAATCTTTAGTAGCTAAAAACTCTGGTTTGTTAGGAAACTTCTGCATAGCAGTTTGACGAATATCATCCATGAAATCTGATTCAGACATAGTATTCATCATCAAATCATTAGCTATAGCTTTAACGTCCGCACCATAAACACCAGGGTCTAACCCCCAGTTACGGTACTGCTCTTCAACCCACGCTGTCTTATCAGCCTTGTCTTGATCCCATTGACCAGAAGCAATACTTTGTTCCCTGACAATCGTTTGATATGGAGACTCACCACTTGTACTAGATAAAGCTTTTTGCTTTACCTGAGACATAAATGGACCTACCTGTGACGCTCCTGAAGCGATAAGGAAAGCCCATTGAGCTATTGTGTTTGCACCTATCTTCTCACTATCCCAATCAAACGATAGTGATTGGATACCCACATAAGTCTCATATTGTGATTTGAGTTTCTCAACCCAACGAGCTACTTCAGCGTCTTGTTCACCCTTAGTCCAACCATCCCACTGTTGTACTTTTAAAGATCTTGCATTCCCCCACTCAGTGTTATCTAGCCTGTCTTTGATGCCTTCACCATCTTCTAACATGAATGGGTCAGCTATGATCTCTGCTATAACACCCTGAACACCTGCATCATTCAGAGCATCCCTGTCACCTGCTACTTCAATTTCCATTAGAAGCTCTTCAATAAAACCAACAAGAGGAACTGTTTCACCTTCTTCATCTGTTAATTGAAGGTTGCCTGTTTGAGGATTTATCAAGTCACTGTAGTTATACACACCATCAGCGATAACCCAGCCTGTGCTGTTAGCCATCTCCGACCACTGGTCATAACTCAGATTTACATCCCCAAGATTTCCTATAGCCATGCCGCCCAACTGGAAAGCAACCGCTCCACCAGTTGTCATGTCTTCATACCCTGGGATAGATATAACTAAGAAAGCAGCTCTTTCTGATGTGTCTACTGTCCCGAACTCACCTGATACTGAAGTCTCTCCCTGTGGAGAAACAATAGAAACTATTTGATGATAAGGACTAAATTCACTCAACTGGTTTTGAGGGTTAGCCCAATCAGCAGGGAAAGAACCTGGAGTAGAAGCTCCGAAAGGAGTTTCTAATATCTCTGTAATACCATGCTCATCAGGGTCAGCGGTCAAAGCAGAATAACCACCACTTGACCAAGTGCTTAAAGCCTCCCCAGCCACACCATTAAATTCTTCTATACTTAAATTGCCCTGCATTAAGGCTTGTTCAATAGTATCAAAAGGTGAATCCGTAATAGTTGCCACAGTCATGTCAATACCTTGTTGCATGTCCGCATAATTCATGACACCAAGATCGCCGCCTAAATCATTAAAGAACGACATACCTCTCTCTTGACTCTCAATTACACGATCACCACGACTACCAAAATCACTATCCCTAACCCTTCCCTCTTCACTCCAAAGTTTCGTAGTAGCAAGAGGATTAAACCGAGGAGAAGGACCTTCCTGATCTGGACTGCTCTCATGAGCCATCCAAGTCATAAGAATCAACATGTTCTCTGGACTTACAGGAGCACCAAGTTTAGTCAAAACACCTTCAGCGAACTCATACCTTTCAGCTAAAGTCATACTCATCTAAACGCCCTCCTTAAAGCAGTCATCCTACGATGCCAAGTACCGCCCCTAGCTTCCTCATCCATCAAACCAGCTCTAGCAGCAGCCTTCCTGTCACCAGTAGACATGCCAATAGCAGTAGCATCACGGCTTTCAAAACCAGTCAAACTAGAAGAAATACCAGAAAACCTACTAATCCATTCGTCTTCAGTCATATCTGCAGGTTTATTACCATACAACCGTTGATAATCTTCCCTGCCACGAAGAGCTTCCATAGTGGAAGCTGTGACATCAGGTGTTTCTCTCATAATCATATCTTCAGTAGAACCCCAAACAGAAGGAGACACTTGACTTGCTTTCAACTGAGCACCGAAGTTTGAAATCAACTCATCTATCTCCTGATCGTTCATAGGGTTCATACGCCAACCTTGAGCCAGCGTCCTAGCAGCTTCACGAATACGGTCCGCTGGTATATCCACAACAGTAGGACCAGACAACAATTCAGTCATATAAGAATCAAGTCTGGTAGCACCTGTTAAATCATCCATATGGTTATTAACAAAATCTTCACCGATAATGTTCGTTATCTGATTTATCTCATCACCAGTCAGCTTTGATTCAGGGGTTCCAGCGTCTATACCCATCAACCTTGAAAACAACTCTTGACCACCGAAAGCAAAAACCTTCGCTTGAAGATGGGTATGACCAGAAGCAACTTTAGCTTTATATCTTGTTAAAGCAGTATTCGCTGCTATTCTTTCGCTACCCAAGTTAGTGCCAAATGCTAATCCTTCAAAAGCGTCACCTGTCCTATTAAAGCGATCTGCGGCTGTGCTCATGACATCAAAAATTTGTTCCAAATCTATATTTGGGTTCTTAGCAGCAGCAGTCAACACACCTAAACCATGAGGACTTTTAAGGTCCATCATTGAAAGACCATAATCTTGAACTAATTGATTCACAGTTCCTACCTCGAACTTTCCTGTTCTCGCACCTGCAGGTCCTGTTTCATAAAACTCTTTAAGAGAATCAGTTCCTTCTGCATAATTGTGAGCAGCACTAAAAACTATTTCAGCTAAAGCATCTTGATTAGCTGCCGTACCGAACCATGCCATAAACTTTTGAGCAGTTGTTGGTAAATAATCTCCATTAGCATCTTTCCAACCATCTTGGTTCCATTGGTTATTCCATATACCTGCTGCTTCCATTTCAGCTTTCAAATAGAAAGCAGCTTCCTCCATCATTTGCCACTGTTTTAGCTGGTCTGGTGCTATAGATGTAGCATCAGCCTGCTGTTTAGCTTGCCTTTCCTCGAATTTTCTTAGTCTCTCTGCATAAACATCGTCATCTTCACCCTCAAATTGTACTGGTCTATCTTCAGACGGCATTCCACCTTGTGGATCAACAGGTATAAAAGGAAAAGCATTAGTAGAAAACTGACCAAAAGTCGGCAACCATAATTGCTGAAAACGTGAAAACATCTGATCGTTTTCTTCACGACCTAAATTTAACCCTGGTGGTGGTGGCGGTGTTGTCACTACCTGACCTCTCTTGCTATGGGACCGTAATCTCTTGCGTAGAAACGATTATATATCGCTAAAAAGTCTGGGTCGAACTTCGTGAGATCCATAGCATACCTTCTCACTAACTCATGATGTTCTGGGGGAAGAAAATCAACGTCACTAATATAATAGCCTGCATTACTCATCGCTTGCCTCTCAGATTGCAACCAATTATTAAAATCAATTAACAAACCGTCAACAGGTTCTGTAGGGTTATTCATCCTTTCAGATAATTCAATCTGCCTAGCGGCAGCACCCTCAGCACCACCAGCCAACTCAGCACCCCAAGAAGGATACTTTTCTAAAATCTCTGCTTTGCGTATATCTCTCCAATTTTTTAACTCTATGATTTGAGGATTGTTACGATTTATAGAACTGTAAGGAAGACCAGCAGCAGCCAACTGGTCAGCAACATACTTTCTAACCTCTTCCCATTCTTCCCAAGCGGCATCATTTTGAGCTCTCTTAGTTTGACCTCGGAACAGAACTTCACCCTGTTCCATAACATCACCTATCAAGTGTCTCAAATCATTCCAAACAGGAAACATTCTTCTAATAGTCTTCTGTAAATCATCGAAACTTTCACTGTCTTTAATACTTATAGCGTGAGGCATCATCGCAGACAATAAAGGACTTACCATCATCTTTTCCTGTAAGTCATCTCCACCTATCATCCCTGACAAACCAGCTACCGCTGCTTCAGCAGGCTTACCCACAGTGTGCCAAGCACCTCTTAAAAATGGTGCGTTCGGACCACCGAACTCACCCAAAGACAAACCATAAGCAAACAAGTTAAGTCTTCTCATCTTCGTAGTAATAGGCAAATACTTTTTATACTTTTCGTTAAGGTCATACTTTTCATCCAACATCTCATGAGCTTTAAGCATGTCATGCAAAATAACTGCACGACTGTAGTCCTCTGTTAGGAACTTAGCGAAATGTCCTACTGTTTTCTTCATGAAAGAGAAAGGAAAGAACACCATGTTTACTGACTGTTCAGCCGCTGAACGTCCTGTTATTCCATAAGTGTAAATACTTCTAGCAGCATCATATGCGTCATCAGGATTAACACCTGCTCTGAGCATCTGACCGAATGTTGAAGCCATCCACGACTGAGGAGAGAACCCCATGATTCCCACAGAAGTGAACCAACGGCTCATGTTTTCAATGTTTTCCCAGTCGAAGTCTCCTCTACCTTGTGCTTGGTCCATGAAAGCAGATCTGACTTTAGTCCATTCTTCGTTAGCTTTATCAACAGCGTTTGTTTTATCAAAACCTTGAGCTTCAAATTCTCTAGTTATCATTTTTCTGAAACTCTTAGGGCTTTGGTTAAGTCTCATACCTTTCGCTACGTCAGCTCCGACCACTTGTGAGAGTGTCATAGCTTCTGCGTAACGGCTTAAATCAAAAATAGGAGACAAAGAGAACCTCAGATAATCTCTCATGTTCACATAAAAGTCGCCCATGTGAGAATACTTTTGCCAATCAGTGTGGCTAAACACAGCTTCAGGATTTCTGAAAGGTAAAGACTCCCATGCTTTACCTATTTTTCCTTTATTTCTAAATTTTTCAACATCCATAACGCCATTATTTACAGCTTCTCCAACATTGGCGAATCTAGAAGCTTCTGGGGCTAAACCAAGAACTCTTCTCATTAACAACTTAGAAGCAGCATTCCCCATTAAAGCAGCAGGGATTGTGTACAGCATATTTGCAGGGTTCATACCCCAACCTAAACCCTCACCTGGTTCATCATCTTGAGCAGCAACTCTTAAAGCACCTGCACCTGCTCCGAAAGTAGCTCCCCATGTCACAGCACGACCACCGTAAGTTTTACTAAAACCTTTGGCATACTCTGCGTCAGTAGCTAACTGTTTTAAATCTCTTAAAGGATGCAAACCTCTCATAGGAGTTTTCGTAGCTTCTGGGTTCATAAACCCACTAGCACGATGCTTACCCAACACCATAAGAATGTCACGAAGATTAGATCTGGATCTTAAATGATCTTCTAAATGGGCAAGACCCCTCACCCATAACCCACCTTCTAGTTTTCTAGTGGCTTTTAAAGCATCCCAAATAGCATGAAATTCATCCTCTGTGTAACCCAAATCTTTGATTCTTCCCTTCATTTCTTTATAAGGAAGAACAGAAAGGTCAGGAACAGAATAAGGAGTCCTAGAAGCTTTCAACCTTCCAGAGACTTTACTCACCCCACCTGATAAACCTAATTCTATTTCATCTAATAATCGCTGATTCCTTTGATTAATGTCCCTGACTATTGTCCAAAGGTCATCAATGATATGAACTATAGAAGCAGCATTAGGGTCACCATCAGCCCTTTCAGGACGAATACCTCTTGGGGATATCTTACCGTCTGCTGAACGTGCAGTATAAGGAGCTATTTTACTGTTGTTATAAGCCAACCTTCCAGCCAAATTAGCTTTCATGGTTCTCATTCTTAAATTACTCAACCATGCAGGATTCTGCCTACTCAAACCTAAAGTCAATTTACTATTCACATTTTGATTTAATAAATTCAATTCAGGTAGAAGATTAGCCATCTTACGTGGATCAGTGAATTCGACACCGTGAACTATTTTGTATCCTTGACTATGCAAACTTTCGACAAGATGTGTAGGAAGTTCAGCAGGATCAACTTCACCTGCCATCCAATTAGCTTCTCTTTGAAGTTCTTTAGCTCTCTTGTTAGCAGCCTCAACCATGTCTGTTCCTGCATTAAGGGGTTTCAAACCGAAACGATTAACCCATTGAGGAGCTACAGCTAACTCTGTTAATTCACTAACAAGAGCGTCTTCCAATTTTTGTAGAGACATACTTGGATCACCTGCGGCTTCAAGTGCTCTAACAATATTCATAAAACCACTTTGAGTTTTTTGATTCCCAAAAACTTTCGCTAAATTCCTTTGACCAACAGCAGCTTCGTCAGCTAAAGCCTGTTTCAAAAAATCTCTTATTATCTTGTTCGTTAATTCATCTTGTTGAGTTGACATTAAAGCGTCAACAGCTTTGTCCACATCTTTGGATAAACCTTTACTTTTTATAGTTCTAACCAATTGAAGCAACTTGTAACGACCAGTCACCTGCGAAACGAACTCCAAAGCCTCTTGTTTAGTTCTTGTACCTAACCTAGCCAAATGGAACCTGCCCATACCAGGGTCTATTTTTCTCAACAACGGAGCATAAATACCTTTATTAACCCATTCGATATAGCTCATTTTTCCTCCACCCTCCATGAAGAAATCTGTAGCGTAAGGTCGCATTTTCTCTTCATCAGAAAGTCTAGGGAACAAGTTAAGTCTTCTATCATTAGGGCTTCTAGCTTCTAAATAAGTCACACCATCTAAATCACCTCTAGCTATCGACTCAGACAACTCTTCTGACATAGAAACATATTCGTTCCAATGATGGAACCTTTCGATGAAATCATCAGTCATACCGTTCATGATCGCTGGGACAGTAGGTGAATACCCTAAATTTCTAGGAGCGAGAGTGGCATATTGTTCCATGTAAGGAATTTGAGTTTGCAAAGCCTCTGACATACCAGGGGCTCCTGATTCCAGATTGTTAATAATTTCAACTATGTTTGCGTCACGCTTATCATTATGAACCTGAACAACACCTTTCATTCTTGTTACACCATCTTCACTAATGATTTCTGGGTCCCACATCCATTTCGCTTTATCACGATCCCAACGCCTAGCAGTACCTGCTTTAATGTCTTTCCATAAGAAAACACGACCTTTGTTAGATTCAAAAGCAGCAGGCAACGATTGACCTGTTAATCCTTCAAAACCTTTTACAAGCTCAGGGATCTCCTCAACAGGTCTTCCCATAGCAGCAGCATATTCCTCCAAATCAAGATCTATAACTTGAGCATTATCAGTTAGTTGTTCACCATCTTCGACTTTACGCCAAGTGTTATAGTCCATACTTTGAGGGTCTTGTCTTCTGACAAGACGTATAAAACCTTCACCAACGTCTGTTCCTCTTGCTTTAGCAACAGCAACAGGTTCTAAAAATTCTTCTACGAGTCTGCTGAGTTCTTTTTGTACTAGATCTCTTCTTACAACACCTTTAGCTATTTTCTGAGCTTGTCTGGGATTAGCCGCAGCAGCAATTTCAGCTAAATTACCGTAAATATCAAACGGATCTAAATGCCTAGTCTGTGCTTCCAACTGGTGTTTAACAGCTAAATAAATACTGTTTCTTTCAAAATTTTCTGACACTTGCCCTATACGCATAGCCGCTTGTTTAGCGGCATGTTCAATACCTAGTGAATATAAGCCATGTAAAAATGCTCCACCAAACTCTGCTTCATCTCCGTTATACCATTCAGCTAAAGCAGCCCCATGATTCTTTTTAGCGGTAGTGGCTTCAAACTGTTTGAAACCATCAGGATCATTACGTCTCAAATAATCACCAACAGCTTGATGCATACTAGCTACAGCACGACCACCATTCTGTGGAGCCTTAGCTAATCTTGCACCTAAAGCAGGAATAAGATAAGAAGCACCGCCTAAAGTGGCGTTTTTCATAACAGAAGGAGCACGACCTATAGCCCTTATAGTCCCTGGCTCAAAAATCTTATAAGGGGTGAACATAACATCCCACACAAAATCGCCTGCTATATTGGTCAAACTTGTTGGAAAAAGGTAATTGTCACGAAATTCTTCAACTACACCCATATCTTCTAAAGACCAACCGCCACCATCTTCGTCATATTCTCCAGTTCCAGTAGCTTTAGCAAGCCCTTTACCTGCTAAACCTGTCCTGTAAATTTGTTGATTAGCAAGCCTTCCAGCTTGAACCCATTTTCTGTCCCTCCAACGCTGCATTTTTGTACCAGACCATTGACCAAACTTTTGACCTGCATTCCATCTACTTTGTCTACCTAAAGCACCAGCAGCCCAACCAGACAAAGTGGAAGGTTTACTAAACCCAGCAATCCTTGTAGCTGCACCCACTCCTTCAAATCTTTGAGCAGGAATAAACGCTCTAGCTGTAGGTCCAATAAATCTTGTATTTCTTAAAGCATCAAAACTTCTTGCAGTTAAAGTTTGCTGGGCTGCTTTAGAACCCATTAACAAACCTTTTGCACCTATGTAAACTTCTCCTACACCAGTGAGCATTAAGAACCAGTTGATTGCTGGCACAACCGCTTCGTCAATAGGACCAGTTATAGCGTCTAGAAGTTTAAGAGGGTTCCAAGGTTGTTTGGAGTAATCTCTCCACTTGTCACCCCATTCTGCCTTTTCTTGCCAGAACTTATCAGTATCCATAAGAAGATCTAATTCCGTAGCAGCTCTAACCAAACCAGAAGGAGCAATCCAATCGTCCATCCAATTAGTCAACTGACCAACAGACATAGACCCCTCGGCAGCACCCCTGAAATCCGCTTCCATCTGATCGGATCTCATATTTGCATCAATAGTGTTATACTCAGGTCGCCAAAGAGGACTATTAAATTCCTCATCGTCCATCTCAATATAACCACCCTTAATAGCCCTACGTTTCCAATCTTTTAAAGGCTCATCAATAATTTCATAAGGTCTTTGCCCACCCTGAATAGCACCGTAATAACGTGTTCCTATACGACCTATAGATTCTTCTTCTCCGTATTCACCTGAAACAGGATCATACTGAGATTCATCTATTTGACCAGTGTCCAATTCAGCAGGAATAGGTGCCTGAGCTGTTTCTATTTCGTCAGAAATCCCATACAAAGTAGAAGACAACATTTCTGGAGTTGCACCAGGGAGCATCGCAAGATCCAACATAACCTGTTCAGGTATCTCAGGAAGATTCCAAGAAGAATCAACATGACGTAATGTTGTCAAGTTTTTATCTAATTGCTCAATACTCATTCAAATACTCTTCTATATCTTCAGGGGTTAAATCTTCTGTCGGTGCAAAAATAATACCACCGTCACCTCTTACAGGAGTAGTGTGCTGCACCTGACCGTTCCATATTTCCGCTGGTATTTCATCTGTGAAAGCATCACAAGTTTGTTTACCTTGAGGGTGACCTATCCCAGGTCGCCAATATGTACACATGTGACAAATAGGTTTCATCCCAAAGCACTCCAGTCTTCCATCGAAAGGTTGACTTCACCTCTTTTTGTTTTAAGTCTTTTAATAGGACTGAAATGATTAGTTCCTGTCGTTCCACCAGAATCTTTTATCTCTTGTAAATAATGAAACACAGTCACCCATCCTTTATCACCTCTTTGTGATACAGAACCTATAGGTGGCTGTTTCCCCCAGTCGCCACTTCCACTAATCCCCCACTGCCAGAAAGGTACAAGATCATTAGGCATACCCCATCCATAAGGTTCTTTAGATCCACGAATTTTTCCTTCTGCGTTATATTCAGCTAGTGACATATTTCGTGTTGATTCTTTGATAGATAAACTTTCAAGTTCTTTTCTTATAGGAGTGACATCCTTGTTGTACAACAATTGCCATGCAAGCTCAACGATATCTTGTGTCATCGGATGAGCGTCATCCCCTAAAATCATGTACTCTTGGAAAGATTCAGCGAAAAGCTCCCTCCAACTGCTTGCCGCATATCTACCTACTTCCCTGTATACGACACCTATACCACCGTAACTTTGAACTATACGGTCCATACCTGCACGTAAAGAATGACCTCTACCTAGTTCAGCTATCACACCATGCGTAGCATGTCCAAATTCATGAATCATTGTGGCAGCCATAGCCGCATCTTTTTGATTTTTGAAACGGTTTACAAGATGTTTCCACTTATTACCATCTCTATGTAAAGAGAATTTGGCATATTTCACGAACCTTTCCATGTCACCAGTTTCGATTATTTTTTCGACACTAAAGTGTATGCCTTGTTTGAAAACAGCGTTACCATCTTCATCTAAAGCCCATGACGGACCTGACGAACCATTATGACCTAAATCATAAAGAGGTCCTGTATCTAATCTACTGGGAGTGTCGGGTCTGTTCCCAGTTAAATAAGTGGAGTGATATAAACCTCCCCACATAGGTCGGCCTCCACTTTGAAATGCAGAGTTCATAGCTCCAACAGTCACACTTCCCAAT